GGCTCCAGCCCCTCCAGCACCTCGATCGAGGCGGCGGAATAGCTGTCGGCTTGCGCCTCGGCGGCGGAAAGAAGGTCGTCGGCCATCGGGGTCTGCTCGTTTCTTGCTTTGATTGCGCGACTATCTCACGGCCGGGGTCGCCGGGGCAAGAGGTGGTGGGGCAGGGGGGCGATCCCCCAATCCCTTGCGCGCCTCAGACGGTGTCGCGCAGCCATTCGGCGGGATTTTCGTCCAGAACCCACGCCAGCACCTTGATACGTTGAAGCTCGCGGTCGTTGATTAGAGGTGGTCTCATCTCATGTCGGCGCCTTCATTTTACGCTGCTAGTGGCTCTGTCGGACAAATTGCGTGATTGGATTTATGTCGTGAAACCGGCGTCATAGCTTTCTGACATGAGCCGCCCGCCACCGCCGACCTCCAAGACCCAGCACTGGCCCGCCGACACCAATGCGCTGAAGCGCCGAGGCTCGCAGCCAATCTGGTTCGACCCGGCGATGACTTGGGAGGGGGCGCGGAACGGCAAACGAGGCCGCCAACAGACCTATAGCGACACAGCGATCCGGACCTGTCTGACGATGAAAGTGCTGTTCGGCATGGTCGACATTGATGCGCCATTGGTTCGAGCACAATGTCGACGCGCCAGACGGCCGGGTTCGTCGAGAGCCTGCTGGGCCTGATCGGGCTGGACTGGGGCGTGCCGGACTTCAGCACGCTGTCACGCCGCCAGAGAACCCTGGTGGTCAACATTCCTTTTCGTGGATCGGACGGCCCGCTTCACCTGCTAATCGACGCCTATGTAATGACCCATCTGAATCTGCTCAGGTTAAGCTGCTAATCTGCATGCTTGGGCAGGCGTGCGCATGGCATTCACTTGAACCAGTGGCGTTCATGCCCTCCACCCGCCCCGCAAGAATGCCAAACCCTGGAAACCCGACACCCCCGGGGCCATCGCACGCAACGATATCCTGCGCAGATCAAAGCGCGTCGGTCGAACCATCTGGCGGCGATGGAGCCGCTATCACCGCAGAAGTCGGGCAGAGATGTGAGCAGGATCAGAAAACAGTTCCCGGGACTGTTTTCCCGACGATCGGATGCACTGCGTCAAGCTCTGGGGCCAGCGCCTGTCCGTACGCGACTTCGACCGTCAGGCCGCCGAGTTCCAAGGGCGCGTCGCCGTGCCAAACGGCTTCACAGCCATCCGCACACCCATCACAGACGTCGCAGGATAACTCCGTCCGGCGAAAGGGGAGCTCCGGTCCTCACACGATTTGTCCAAAAGAGCCGTCGGGCATGAGCAATGATGCTGCTGATCCCGCCCGCAAGTTCAAGCTGCTTCAGGGTGGAGCCGAAGGCTGAAAGCGCAAGCGAAAGACGGGGCCGGGCGATCCTCTGACCGAAATCGGTCTTGCCCTGTCGCAGGACGCCCTTGCCCTTGCTCTGGGGGAAGGTGGCTAGGACCGGTATGCGAAGTATGTCGCGACTTGGGGCAAGTGGCTGTTCTGGGACGGTGTGTGCTGGCGGATAGACGATTCGCGCGAGGATATGACCCGCGTCCGTGCCTATCTTCGGGGCAGGGCCGACGACCTGATGAAATGGGCGGAACAGCAGGCGGCGGCGTTGAATGCTGCCGAAAAGGAAAAGCTGATTGCATGGGCGAACGCCGAGGCGAAAACCTTGCGGCACAAATCGACCGTTGCCAGTGTCGAGTTCGACCCGCAGCTGACCCTGATGATCGCCGGCAACACGCAACCGTCCTTCCGGGGCGTTGACGAGGAGATCCAGTCACGGGTGGTCATGGTGCCCTTCTCGGTCACCATTCCGCCCAAACGGCGGGATACCGGCCTGATCGACAAGCTGAAGGCCGAGGGGCCGCAAATCCTTCGCTGGTGTATCGAGGGCGTGGACATGTGGCTGCGGCGCGGTCTGGACGTGCCCGAGAAGGTGGCGGCGGCCTCGGCCGAGTATTTCGACAGCGAAGATACCGCGGGTCAGTTCATCGAAGCCGAGATCGAGCGGGTAGTTGGTGGGTTTGAGAGGTCGGCGGCCCTTCATCTGCGGTTCACCCAGTGGATCGAGAGGCAGGGCCTCGGGGCATGGACCCAGAACACGCTGATCAAGGAACTTCGCGGGCGCGGCTTCACCGATGCGAAGTCTAACGGCCACCGTGGTCTGAAGGGTTTGAGGCTGCGGCTGTGAAAGACAGGGTCAACAGGGTCAGTTCTTCCCTTATCGACCGTATACGCGCGAGGGCGCGCACCTACGCGCGTATACGGTCGATAAGCGCGGGTTTGACCCTGTTGACCCTTTGACGAAAACAACCTTGCAATTACAGGAACATAGGACATGAGCAATCCAGCGGAAAATTTGACAGTGGGTCACCATCCGAACGGTGAAGACACTGTGGGCCAGTTCATTGAAGCCGAGATCGAGCGCATGGAAGGCAGCTTCGCGAAGTCTGCCGACTTGCACCAGCGGTTCATCCAGTGGGCCGAACGGAACGGCCGTATCCCGTGGACCCAGCGATTGCTGATCAAGGAACTTCGCGGTCGCGGTTTCACCGATGGGCGAGGAACCGGCGGCGTCAGGGGGCTTAGGGGCTTGCGGTTGCGGTGATGGCCGATCCTGCCGCGCAACGCCGAGGCCCCCGGGGGGTGGTCCTGAACTTTGGGCCACCCATGGGGACCGGCGCGGGGTGGCAAGCGCGATATTTGCGAGAAATAGGCTTTTTTACATGGGCTTAGGATAAGAAGCTGGTGGGCAAGGTCAGGAATATGGGCGAAAAAATCGTAATGCAGCAGCCACTGCCGCCGCTGGATCGGTGGCGCGCGGATGGGGTTCTAGAACCTGACCGTGCCCTATGGGGGATGCGGGCTATCGCGGGCTGCCTCGGGGTTTCGGTGGACACTGCCCGCCGCTGGGCCTTGGACCCGGCAAGCGGGGCACCCATCAGCAGGCCCGGCGGCCGGTGGTTTGCCGAGCGGAACGCGCTTCTGGCGTGGCGGCGTCAGCGGTGATGCGTCGGTTTTCGTCCCATACCTGCACTTTGCCGCGTCTTGCTAACTTCCCATGCCCCGCCGGCGTCCCGCATAAACTGGTCTATGAGCATCTGGCCCTTCACCCGCAAGGCGACCCCGCCTGAACAGAAGTCCCTCGCCTCGCCCGACGCGGCGCTTGAGGCGTTGTTCGGCCTCGCGCCGACCGTGACCGGGATCCCCGTCAGCGCGACCGGCGCGTTGCGGGTGCCGGTGGTGGCGAACGCGATCCAGTTGATCAGCGAAGCCGTGGCCTCGCTGGATATCCATGTGAAGCGGATCGAGGACGGCGCCGAGATCGACTTGCCAGATCATCCGCTTCTGGGCCTGCTGCGCGGCGAGGCGAACGACTGGACCACGGGCTTTGAACTGATCCGGCAGATCGTGGTCGATGCGCTGATGTCGGACGCCGGCGGCATGGCCTGGGTGAACCGGGTGGACGGCGAGCCGCGCGAGATCATCCGATACCGCACCGGGGCGTTGCAGTTCACCCTCGACACCGACACGGGCGAACGCAGCTATCGGCTGACGGATCGGGAAATCCCGGCCCGCGACGTGATCCACCTGCTGCCGCCCCTCGGCCGCGCCCCGCTGACGCTGGCGCGCGAGGCCATCGGCATCGCCGTGGCGCTGGACCGCCATGCCGCCCGGCTGTTCACGCGCGGGGCCAAGCCCTCGGGGGCGCTGAAGTTCCCGAAGGGCATGGCCGAGGAAGCCGTGAAGAAAATCCGCACCGCATGGCGGGCCACGCATGAGGGCGAAGACGCGGGCGGCGGGACCGTGATCCTGTATGACGGGGCCGAGTTCGAGGCGTTCACCTTCAAAAGCACGGATAGCCAGTTCCTCGAAAACCGCCGGTTCCAGATCGAGGAAATAGCCCGGGCCTTCAACATCCCGTCGCCGATGGTGGGCGACCTGTCCCGGGCCACATGGTCGAACAGCGAACAGAAGGGCCGGGAATTCCTGTCCTACACGCTGGAACCGTGGCTGCTGGGTCTGGAAGGCGCGCTGCGCCGGGCGCTGCTGTCCGACGATGAGCGCGCTAGCCATGTGATCCGCTTCGACCGCGACGACCTGACCCGCGCCGATCTGGCGACCCGGGCAAGGGTGATCAACAGCCTGATCGCCAGCCGCACGATCAACCCGAACGAGGGCCGGCAATGGCTGGGCCTGCCGCCCCGCGATGGCGGCGACGAGTTCCTGAACCCGAACATCAGTGCGGCGCCGGCCGCGCCCGCAGCGAAAGAGGATGGCAATGGATCTGAATGAGATCGAGGCCGATGCGCAGGATCAGGATCGCGGTCGCGATTTCGACCTGCTGGACCCGGTGACGGGCAAGGCGACCGGCATCACCCTGCGGATCGCCGGGCCTGACAGCGCCACGCAAGCCCGCGCCCGGGTGCAAATGGTCGATGACCTGGCCGAGGCCGCCGACGATGACGGCCGGGTCAGCGCGGCCGCGCGCGAGAAGGCGCGGCTGAACTGCCTCGCCCGCTGCGTTCTGGGCTGGCAGGTGACCGAAGACGGCCAGCCGGTGCCGTTCACCCATGCCAATGTCCTGCGGCTGCTGAAGGCGGCGGCATGGGTGCAAGCCCAGATCGACGGCTTCGCCTCCGACCGGGCGGCGTTCCGGGGCCGGGGTTGATGGATCGCAGCATCATCGAAACCAAGGTGCTGGCCGACGATTCGGGCGCGCTCACCGCGCTGGCATGGCCGTTCGGATCGCCCGACCGCATGGGCGACGTGATCGCCAAGGGCGCGTTCGCGGCCACGCAACTGCCTCTGCCGATGCTGTTCGGCCATGACCCGAACGACCCGGTGGGGGTGTGGGAAGAGGCCGAGGAACGCGAAGACGGGCTGCACCTGAAAGGGCGGTTGCTGGTCGATGATCTGCCCCGCGCCCGCGAGGTCCGGGCGCTGGTTCAGGCCGGTGCCGTGCGCGGCATCTCCATCGGCTTCGTCACACTCAAGGCCACCCGCCGTTCGCCTCGGGGTCGGAACATTTCGGCCCTGACCTTGATGGAGGCATCGCTTGTGACGCTGCCCTGTCACCCCGGCGCGAAGGTCACTTCGGCCAAAGACGCGGTTCAGGCTCTGCGCCTCGCCGCTGCCCTGCAACGCGCAACTGCGCAGCTTTCCAAGAGGAACTGATGAAACACCTTTGCAAGACCACGCTGCTGGGGGCCGGGGCGATCCTGACCCGTAAGGGCGAGGGTGAAGACCCCGATGATGTCGTGACCAAGGCGCTGGAAGACCTGACCAAGACGGTGGATGATCGGCTTGCCGATATCGAGAAGAAGGCCGACACCACGGCGCTGGCGGCCCGGCTGGACAAGCTGGAAGCCAAGGCGAACCGGCCTGGCGGCGGGACCAAGGACAAGGACGAACAGGCCGAGGCGGAACGCAAGGCGTTCACCGCCTATCTGTCCCGGGGCGATTCCATCCCCGAGGAAGACCGCAAGGCGCTGACCACGGCCAGCGACACCCCGAGCCATATCCTTGCACCCGAACAGATCGAGGCCGAGTTCATCCGCAATCTGGTCGAGTTCTCGCCGATCCGCACCATCGCCGATGTGCGCAGCACCGGCGCGGGCAAGGTGATTCTGCCCCTGCGGACCAGCGTGACGAATGCCGCATGGGTCGGGGAAACCACCGGCCGCGCCGGCAGCGAACCCGCCTTCGATCAGGGCGCTATCGAGGTCAAGGAGATCGCCACCTTCGTGGACATGTCCCTGCAACTGTCCGAGGACAGCGCCAACGTGCTCACCGAAGTGAACATGGCGCTGGCCGAGGATTTCGGGCAAAAGGAGAACCTTGCCTTCGTCAACGGCAGCACGGCGCTGGAACCCTCGGGCTTCATGGCGAACCCCGATATCGCGCCGTTCGACAACGGCCATGTCGCGAACCTCGATCCTGATGCGCTGATCGCGATGATGTATTCGCTGCCCGCAACCTATCGTCAGGCGGGCACCTGGGTGATGAACGGTTCCACGCTGGCGGCGGTTCGCACACTGAAGGACGGCCATGGCAACTACCTGTGGCAGCCCAGCTATCAGGCCGGCCAGCCGGAAACGATCCTCGGCCGGCCGGTGGTCGAGGCGGTGGACATGCCCGATATCGCCGAAGACGCCGAACCGATCATCTTCGGCGACTTCAAGCGCGGCTACCGCATCTATGATCGCTTGTCGCTGTCGATCCTTGCCGATCCCTACACGATGCGCGCCAGCGGCCTGACGCGCTATCATGCCCGCCGCCGTGTCGGTGCTGGCGTGGTGCGCGCCACCGCCTTCCGCAAGCTGGCGATGTCGATCTGATGCCGGTTCGCGCGCCCCGTCTGTGCGGTTGCGGGAAGCGGGTTCCTTCGGGCGCCCGCTGTCCCTGCGAGGCCAAGCGGGACGCCGAGCGCAAGGCGCGGTTCGACAAGACCCGCCCGACCAGCAGCCAGCGCGGCTATACCGGCGCATGGGAAAAGGCGCGCAAGGCGTTCCTGTTGCGCCATCCGCGCTGCGCCCTCTGCGGCGCCCGGGCCGATCTGGTCGATCACAAGACACCGCATCGGGGTGACCGCGACCTGTTCTGGGACAGGTCGAACTGGCAGCCCCTTTGCACCCCCTGTCATTCCGGCGCCAAGCAACGCGAGGAGCGCCGCAACCTCCGAAAGGATTGAACCATGGCGATCTACGCAACGAATGGCGCCAAGCTGTATATCGGCGCCGCGCTGGCGGCAAAGGCGGCCGATTTCGTCCAGGGCGATTTCACCTCGCAGACATGGGTCGAGATCGGTGAGATCGAGGGCCTCGGCTCGGTCGGCGATGCCTCGGCCGAAATCAGCTTCGATAGTGTAAGTGCCAGCCGCACCCGGCGGCTGAAGGGCACCCGCAACGCCGGCGCGATGGATGTTGTCTGCGGCATCGACTATGCCGATGCGGGCCAGATCGCGCTGCTGGCGGCGGAAAAAACCCCGCATGACTATGCCTTCCGGTTGGTGCTGAACGACGCCCCGCCGAGGCCGGGCGGCGGGACCGGAACGCCCTCGCAGCGCCTGTTCATCGCCAAGGTCGGCAGTGTGGTCGAGGCGCTGGATACCGCCAACAACGTCATGAAGCTGAACGCCGCGCTGTGGGTGAATAGCAACGTGGTCAAGGTCAACGCTTCCTGATGCTGTATTCCACCGCCGGCAGCCGTCTTTACATCGGCCAGCCCCGGGCGGGCCGGCTGTTCCCGGACCTGTCAGGAAATGACCTGACCGGGGAAAGCTGGCAGGAAATCGGCGAACTGGAATTGCTTGGCCCGTTGGGCGGCGAATGGAACATTATCGAACGCGATCCCCTTGTCGGTCAGCGGTTCGGCGGTTTCATGAAGGGCGGCATCATCGCCCGGAAGGTGCAGATCGTCATGGGTGCCGATGCCGATGATCCCGGCCAGCAACAGCTTGTTTCCGCCCTGGGTGACGAGAGGGGGTTTGCCTTCCGGCTGATCCTTCCCGGCGCCGGCCCGGCCGCCGGGCGGTCCCGCTTCTGGATCGCGCTGGTCGGTTCGGTCGATGAGGTCTTTGACCAGGCCAACAGCGTGATCAAGCTTCAGGCGGTTCTGTATCTCAATTCCCCGGTTGTCCGGGGTGGTGTCTGAAAAGGGCAAGCACATGGTAATCGTGACCATCGAGGATCTTTGCGCGCATGTCGGGCTGACCGACGATGCCCCGGCCGAAGACAGGGATGTTCTTCAGCAGAAGGCCGAGGCGGCGCAGAACCATGTCGAGCGGATGCTTGGCTTCCAGATCGCGGAACGGTTCGGCGGCACCGATCAGGAACCCGTCCCGCCATCGCTGATCGAGGCGGTGATGCAACTGGCCGCGTGGTGGTTCGAGAGCCGCGAGGCGGTGACGGACAGGGACCGACGCCTGCCCTTCGGGGTGGACGAGACCGTGGCCGCATATCGGGACTGGACCTTCTGATGGCGGATGACGGCGGGCTGTCCAGTTTCCAGAAGCGGATGCGGGCGATCCCGCAGGCGGCGCGGCTGGCCGTGCAGCCGTCGCTGGTGAAGGGGGCCGAGGAAATCGCCGCCCTTCAGCGGGCGCTGGCGCCGGTGGACGAGGGCGACCTGAAGGCCAGCATCGTGGTGACCGCGCCGGGGCAGACGACGCCGCCCTATTCGCAGCCGGGCGGCGCCAAGGTGGTGCCCGAAAACATGGCGGCGATCACCGCCGGCAATACCAATGTGCGCTATCCCCACCTTCAGGAACACGGCACCACGTTCCACGCCGCGCAGCCGTTCTTCTGGCCGGGCTTCCGCATGGGCCGCAAGCGGGCGCTGAACCGCATCAAGCGCGCCATCGGCAAGGCGATCGGGGAGGCGAAATGAACGTCGATCTTGAGGTGCAGAAAGCCATCCGCGCCCGGCTGATCGCCGCTTCGGCGGTGGTGGCGCTGGTGCCTGCCGGTCATATCCTTGACGTGAACCAACGCCCGGCGCCGGTGCCGTCGATCATCCTGGGCGAAAGCCAGTCGGTCGATGAGGGCACCAGCCTGCGGCGCAGCCATGTCCGCGTCTATCACACCGCCCATGTCTGGCAGCGCGAAGCATCGCTGGAAGGCGTCAAGGCGATCTGCGGGGCGATCCGTGCCGCGATCCATACCGGGCGCCTGTCGCTGCCTGCGGGGCTGCATTGCGCCGATCTGCGCGTGTCGCAGGTGCGCTTCCTGCGCGATCCCGATGGCGAGCATTCGCACGGCGTGGTGACGGTTGAGGCGCTGATTGCCGAGGTGGCACCATGAAGGCCGGGCGTCTGACCGAAGAAATCCGCATCGAACGCTTCACCAGCACCGTGAACGATGCCGGGACGCCGATCCAGACATGGGCGCGGCTTTGCGTGTTGCGGGCCGAGAAGGTCGAGGAATCGACCACGGAATACATCCGCAACTTCGGTGCCAGCGACGAGGCCGTGGCGATCTTCCGCGCCCGGTTCTTCGACGGCATCGGCAATGCCGACCGGGTGATCTGGAAGGGCGAGGCGTTCAACATCAGGCAGGTTTCGCCCATCGGCCGGCGGAAGGGTGTGGAACTGCGCTGCGTGAGGATCGGGCCATGAGGGGAACCAAGCCGCATTTGAAGATCGAGCGGGATGCGCTGGAGGAACTGCCGGCGCCCGACTGGTTGTCGGAAGACGCGAAGGCGCAATGGCGGTCGGTCCTGCCGCTGCTGGCGCAGCGCCGGATCCTGACCGAAGCCGACCTGGGCACCTTCGAGAACTTCTGCATCGCCATGGGCACGGTGCGCGAGATGGAGCGGGAAATCCAGAAACTCGGCCATGTGCAGAAGGTCTACAAGGTGGACAATGAGGGCAATTCCTGCCTGATCAGCACCCGCAAGAACCCGGCCGTGTCGATCCAGTCCGATGCCATGACGCGCGCCCGCCTGCTGGCGGCCGAGCTCGGCTGCACCCCGGTTTCCCGGTCGCGGCCGACCATTGAAGACAATGACGGCGAGGATGATCTGTTCTCGGCCGGGGGGCTGTTCTGATGTTGCGCCCGGCATGGCTTGATGACGATTCGGAAATTCCCGATCCCATGGGCCGGGGCGAGGCGGCGGTGACGTGGCTGCGGATGCTGAAGCACCCCAAAAGCCGACTGCACGGCCGGGCCTTCCAGCTTGATCCGTGGCAGGAAAAGGTCATCCGGGCGATCTACGGCCCGCGCAATCCTGACGGCACCCGGGTTGTTCGGCGGGTGGTGCTGCTGTTGCCGAGGGGCAACCGGAAAACCTCGCTCTGCGCCGCGATCACGCTTCTGCATCTGATCGGCCCCGAACGTCAGCCGGGCGGGCTGACCATCTCGGCCGCCTCGGCCCATGAACAGGCGATGGAACTGTTCAATGAGGCGAAGCTGATCATCGACCACGACAGGCGGCTGGAAAAACATCTGACTGTGCGGGAATACATATCCCGCATCAGTTGCGACAAGGCGGCGACCCGATACATCGCCATCGCCTCGGACGGCAAGGTCCAGCACGGCAAGACCCCGAACGTGGTCATCGCCGACGAATTGCACGCTTGGGAAGGCCGGCCGGGGCTGAAGCAATGGGAGGCGCTGGATTCGGCGCTGGTCAAGGTGCCGGGCACGCTGATGATCGTCGCCAGCACCTCGGGGCGGGGTCAGGAAAACCTTGCGTGGAAGACCGTGGAATATGCGATCAAGGTCCAGAAGGGCGAGATCGAGGATCCCGACACCCTGCCGGTGATCTTCATGGCCGAACCCGAAGACGACTGGCAGGACGAAACCTTGTGGCATGCGGTGAACCCCGGGCTGGCCCATGGCTATCCCGACCTTGCGGCCTATCGCGACAAGGCGAAGAAAGCCCTGCATTCGCCCTTCGACCGCGACAGCTTCCTTCAGTTCAACTTGAACCGCTGGCTGGATCAATCAACCTCGCCCTTCGTGGACATGCATGTTTATGACCGGGGCGCCTATGAGGTCGATCTTGACGAATATGAAATGGTGCAGGCCCCGTGCTGGCTGGGCGTGGACCTGTCGAAGAACGAAGACCTGACCGTGGTGGTGGCCGCGTGGCGCGATGGCGACGGTTACCGGGTCTGGGCGTGGTTCTTCTGCCCCGAGGACAACTTGCGCGCCCGGGGTGAGCGGCACGGGGTCGATTACGTCACTTGGGCGGAACAGGGCTTCATCATCCCGACACCGGGCAACACGGTCGATCTGCGGGCGGTCGAGGATCATATCCGCGAACTCTGCGCCCGCTTCAATGTCCGCGAGATCGCCTTCGATCCGACCTTTGGGCGGTCGATGATGGCTTCGCTGGTCGAGGCCGGCATGCCGGCCGTCGAGTTCCGGCAGGGCTGGGTCAGCATGGCGCCGGCCGTCAAGGAACTGGAACGGGCGATCCTGTCGGGTGGTTTCATTCATGGCGGGCATCCGGTGCTGCGCTGGAACTTCGGCAACATTCAGGTGGAAACCGACAAGGCCGGGAACCGGATGTTTCACAAGGGCAAGTCGGGCAACAAGATCGACGGGGCCGTGGCCGCCGCGATGGCGGTGGCGCGGGCCGCGGCGGGCGAGGAACAGTTCACCACGGCCGCCGACTGGTTCACCGATGACATGTATCTTGCATAGGAGGCGCGCATGAACGCGACAGTCGGGGCGGATGAACGCCTTGTGGTGATGCTGGAAGCCCGCATCTCGGAATTCGAGAAGCGGATGCGGCAGGCCGAGAACCGGGGCACGCGCACCTATCAGGGCCTGTCGCGCGGTTCCCGGTCGGCCACCCGGCAGATGGAACAGGACATGATCCGTTCGACAGGGCGGATCAATGAGGCGCTGGCGTCCACCAGCACCAGGATCGGCGCCTTCAGCAAGGCATTCGCCGGCGGCCTGGTCGGCGGGGTTGCGACCATGGCTTTCGCCGGGCTGACCTCAAATATCGCCGCCACCACCCGCAGCATGGCGGAACTGGGCAACGAGGCGCGGCGGGCCGGGCTTTCCACGGATGCCTTTCAGGAATGGAAATACCTGGCCGATCAGAACCGCATCGGCGTCGATGCGCTGGTGGACGGCTTCAAGGAACTGAACCTGCGCGCAGATGAGTTCATCGTGACCGGCGTCGGCCCGGCGGCCGAGGCGTTCGCCCGGCTGGGCTATCGCGCCGATGACCTGAAGGCGAAGCTCAAGGATCCTTCGGCGCTGATGCTGGAAATCCTCGGCCGGCTGGAAGGCATGGACAAGGCGGCCCAGATCAGGATCGCGGATGAGATCTTCGGCGGCACCGGCGGCGAACGCTTCGTGGAGCTGCTGGGACAGGGCGAGGGCGCCTTGCGCGACACCATCGCCCGGGCGCATGAGACGGGTGCCGTCCTCGATGCCGAGCTGATCGCCAAGGCCGAGGAAATCGACCGCAGGTTTTCCGATCTTGCCACCACGGTCGGCAATTTCGGCAAGCGCATGGTGGTCGAGCTGGTCGCCGCCGGGGCCGAACTGACCGACTTCCGCGCCCGCCTTGATGCGATCTTCGACAGCGAGGCCGAAGGCCGGTCCATCGTCGGCGATGAAATGTATGACACGCTGGACCGCAACCGCGATCTGGTGGATGAAAACGCCGATGCGCTGGCCCGTCTGGACGAACGCTATCAGACGCTGGCCGAGGAAGCCGACCGGGCGGGCCTCGCCATGATCGACGCCATCGGCAAGCTGGACAGCTTCGGCTATGATCAGGCGGCGGACGGGCTGCGCGAAACCTATGCCGAGTTGCAGAACGTGGTGCAGGGCTTCCGCGACAGCGAGATGAGCGGCGAGGATTTCGCGGCGCAACTGGTCGAGATCGAGAAAGCCGCATCCGATGCCTTCGGGGAACTGGAAGCCGGCGACCGGACCAGCTTTGAGGGGGTGATATCGCAGCTTGGCCGGCTGGGCGGCGTCATCGCCTCCGTCACCAGCCTTGCCAACAGCCTCACCGGGGCGCTGGCCCGTGCGGCCGGTGTCTCACCCGACCAGAAGGCCATGCAGGCCATGCGCGACCGTCACGCGGCGGAATCGGCATCCATGGACAGCCTGAACGCGCAACGCGAGGCGCTGGACGGTTTCACCTCGGCCGAGAACGCCCGCAACGCGGCCACCAAGGAACAGCTTGCCCTGCAACGCGAGATCGAGGCCGTCAGGAAACGGGCGGCGGAAGCGGGCGTCGGCCATCTGACCGAGCAACAGGCGGGCGATCTGGCGGCGGCTTCGCTGGCAGGCAACGCGGCCCGCGGCGCGTCCGGCAAGGGTGGTGGCGGGGCGAAGGCCGGCAAGGGTGGCGGCACCGGCGGCGGCAAGGCGTCGGTGGATGAGTTCACCAAGGAAGCCGAGGGGATCCGCGACCGGACCCGCGCGCTGGAAGCCGAAGCGGCGGTGCTGGTGGCGGTGGCGGCCTCGGGCAAGGAATACGGCGATGCGCTTGAGTTTGCCCGCAGGAAGGCCGAGCTTCTGCATGCTGCCCAACAGTCCGGCAAGCAGATCACCCCCGAACTGACGGCCGAGATCGACCGGCTGGCCGATGCCTATGTGCAGGCCGGCCTGAAGGCCGAGGACGCGGCCGACCGGCTGGACCGGATCAAGGGCGAATCGGAACGGGGCAAGGCGGCGCTGACCGATATGTTCGGCTCGATCATCGACGGATCCATGTCGGCGAAGGATGCCGTCATCGCGTTGCTTGCGGAAATCGCCAAGGCCCAGATGATGCGCACCATCTTCAGCCTGCCGGGCATGGGCAGCCTTGCCGGCGGCATCGGTGCCATGTTGGCACCGTTCGAGGCCGGCGGCTTCACCGGCAACAGGCCCCGCGATGCCGTGGCGGGCGTGGTCCACGGGGGTGAATACGTCTTTTCCAAGCGCGCGACCGACCGGATCGGCGTTGCCAGACTGGACGCCATGCACCGGGCGGCCAAGGGCTATGCCGGCGGCGGCCTGGTCGGGACCGGCGGGGGGCCGTTGCCCGCGCCGGCCTCGGGCGGTTCGTCTTCGGGTGAGCCGGTCAAGGTC